GAGTAATGGAAAAGGACATCGGAAAATACCTGACACAGATCAACACGCGGGCGAGATACAACTCAACCGCTTCCCTGAATTCTCTGATCGACGAGACGATTGATGCGTTTGGTGGGGTTAAGAAGGTAGCTGAGGCAATGCATGCCTCGTATGTAACCTCAAAGCCAGGGTCAGCTGGCCAAGTGCGTGTTCTTGATGGCATTATTCGTATGATGTTGCGAAGGGATGGCGACGAGACACACTACGAGGAAATGGATGGCTATACGGCCAAACAGCTAGAAGGTTTATTAGCAGAGGAGATGGGAGTTGGAGTCGAGGAAATTTCCCAAGATGCCCCCGGACCAGTTGCACCGAGTCCGGAAGCTGCAGATCGAGTGGGCGAAGCGAACGTCGGAAGCCCTAGTGCTGTACAGCCCTCTTGAACACGTTGAAGCTTTCCATGCGTCTAATACGCCAGAACGAATCCTCCGCGGGAGTAATCGGAGCGGGAAAACTTTGTCGGCGGCCTGTGAAGTAGCTCGATGTCTGACGAGCCAAGATCCCTACAATAAATACCCCAAAGAGAATGGGCGTTGTTTTATTGTTGGTGCGGATGGCAAGCACAACTCCGAAGTGTTGTACCGCAAATTGTTTCGTGCGGGCGCCTTTAAGGTCGTTCGCGACGAACGGACAAAACTTTGGAGATCTTGGCGACCCTGGGACCCTGCTGATATCGCAAGGGAATCAGAGGCTATTCTCGCGCCTCCACTGATACCCGAACGAATGATCAAAGAGATCTCGTGGGAGAACAAGAAAGAACAAGTCCCCAACGTTTGTCGATTGATCAATGGCTGGGAGATAAGGTTCTTCTCGTCTCTCGGAAAGCCACCGCAAGGTAGTGACGTGGACCTTGTTTGGTTTGACGAGGAAATCGTTGATGAAGAGTGGTATCCCGAAGTTGCTGGTCGTGGAACATTGGACCGCAAGGGGAAGTTCATCTGGTCGGCGACGGCACAGAAAGGTGGCTACCAGCTCTACGAACTATGTCAGACGGCAGAGAAATTCTTCTTAGATGGTGTAAAGAACCCCCGCATCAAAGAGTTTCTTCTGCATCTCGACGTGAATCCCCATATTACGCAGGAGATGAAGGACCTATTCTTCGAGAAGTTGACGCCAGAACAGCGCAAGGTTCGAATCGAAGGCGAATTCGAGTTTACGGCATTGAGAGTGTATCCAGAGTTTTCATGGAGGACGCATGGCCACGAGTGGTTTGAGATACCCCGTGACTGGACTCGGTACATGGTCGTGGATCCTGGCCGGCAAGTATGTGCAGCCTTGTTCGCGGCGTTACCTCCACCGAGTCATGAATTAAGCGGCCACATATTTCTCTATGACGAGTTGTATATCCGCAACTGCGATGTATCGAAGTTCGCCAAGGCAGTTCGGGAAAAGACACAAGGGCAAGCGTTTCGTGATTTCATCATCGACCACCAAGGTGGTCGCGTGCGGTATATGGATGAAGGCGGATCTCAAGAGTGGCAGTTATCCAAAGCGCTGCGCAAGGTAGGTGTTCGTAGTCAGATCTCGAAGCACGGATTCACTTGGGGCAGTCCTGACGTGCCGGCTGGGCTGGAGAAAGCTAGAACGCTGTTGATCGACAAGCTACCGAGTGGAAAACCGATCCTGCAGGTATTCATGGACAAACTACCTTCCTTTCAATGGGAGATTGATCGCTACCACTTCCGAAAGGAAAAGGGTCTCGTTACAGACAAGCCAGAACAGCGAAACGCACACCTCATGGATACGTTCCGTTATCTAGCAATGTATGAACCCCGTTGGCATCCACCTACCAAGAAGGCGGACAAGGGGATCTATAATCTGGTCCAGAAGAAACGGAAGAAGGAGATGAGGAAACATGGAAGCAAAGGAATCACACTCGGTCCAGTCTCAGTTCAGGACTAAAACGGGGGTTACGCTTGAAGAACTCGCGATGCAGTGTCACGAGAGATTTCCTGCAAGCGAGGAGAACGAATTAGATCCATGGGAGGATCTCCACCCCAATAACAAGGTCAAGTGGATGGAAGCCACGGAGGCCACTGGTGAGTTTATTGGCCGGGAAATTGAGACCTCATTCCAGATGGTAGCTAAGCGATTTGCCGGCGCTTTTTATGGAGAAGATCGCTGGAACAGCCTTCCGGTGGAGTCACAGCTAGGATATCAGATTGTCGTTCGCCATATCATTAACATGGTAACAGCGGAAGACGCAGAGGACGTAAAGGCTGCCCTTGAGTATGATTGGGGACAGTGGCTTAAACGGAAACTAAAGGAAACGGAGAGTTAATTATGGATGGTACGGATGCATGTGTAGGAATGACGGTTCAGTTTCGTCATGGGTTTGGGACTCCGCCATGCGCGGGAATTATTACCGCGGTGGGGATTGACCGAGTGTCAGTTAGCGTGTTTACGGATGGACAAGCACAGCCGGACTTGCGGACAGGGGTGATGCATTCATCTCACCCCGGCGCCCGGCGAAATCTCGAAGTGAATGACGACGCTGGTGTTTGGGACTATGTCGAACGGCAGCCGCCGGCGGAAATCGATAAGTCCAAAGGCAAGACAACTAAAGAGAGGCCTCAAAAAACAGCAAGGCCTCCGTCTGCAATGAGAGATGTGGTCAGTAGCAGCTAGAAGCTGCTAAAATGCCCAGGCCCCAGTAAGGTATGGACGTCTTATGGCAAATCCCACGTTTCGGCCAATTGTACGGGCTTGGAATCAAATCCTACATAAGGCGCATGAGCACAAAAATGTTCAGTTCCAGAAGGATGCCGACCAAGCCATGGCGTTCTTTGATGGACCCTATGATTGGCTGTACAGCGGTAGCTATGGCGCAAAGCAGGGTGCGTTTTCGCTAGGCGCCGAGACGATCCCTCGCCCTACGTTTCGGATGACTATGAATAAAGCTGCCGAGGTCGTGCAGCTTTATGGGCCTAGTCTCTATGCGCGTAATCCGCATCGTGAGATCTCGATGCGTCGGCAATCTGAGTATCCGATCGATCTGATTCCCGATCCGCAGCAGCAGCAAATGGTTATGCAGTCGCTGCAGCAAAAGCAGCGAATTAAGCAGATTGGCGCAGAACTCCTGAAGGAGTTGATTAACTACACCCCGAACGAATTAGATTTGCGGTTGCATTCGCGTCGTGCTGTGGATGAGGCATTGATAACTGGCATGGGGGTGCTGTGGACAGAACCTTTTTCGCCGGCAGGATCGGACCAAACATTTGTAGGTAGTTTCCATGACACCGTAGACAATCTGCTAATTGATCCAGATATGGAAACGATTCAAGACGCAAAGTGGATCGCGCGTCGGAAGATCCGTCCCAAGTGGCAAGTTGCGAAGGAGTTTGGTATTCCGGTGGAGGATCTCCGTGGCGGCATGGAATCCTCGAATATGCAGGCTGCAGTGACTGCGGGTGGTCCGGATTACGAGTACTTCCGTCAGCAGGGTGAGACAAATGACTTGTTGGTGTATTTCGAGATCTACAGCCGCATGGGCTTGGGTCATCGAATGCATCATCAATTTAATAAACATCTGGAAATGGCCGCAGATGTTCTTGATGACTTCGGGGAAGAGGTACGCATTATCATTACGGATGATTATGACTACCCGTTAAATGTTCCCGAAAAGGTGTTAGATAAGGGGAACATGGACGAGATCCGTGATCGCCTTCAGTGGCCTACTCCATTCTATAAGGACGCAACGGATCCGTGGCCCGTGAGTTATCTGGCGTTTCACGAGAGGCCGCGGAAGATCTGGCCGATGGGTCACCTGAAGCCTGGCCTTGGTGAGTTGTCGTTCCTGAACTGGGCGGCTAGTTTCCTTGCAGACAAGGTCAAGAACACCAGCCGTGATTTTATCGCCACCCTTCGTTCCCTCGATGAAGACGTAAAGGCCAACCTATTAGGCGGGTCGGACCTAACTCTCTTGGAATTCGAAAAGGTCCAAGGGAACAATATCAATGATGTTATCCAATTCCTGCAGCATCCACCATTCAACAAGGACATCCTCGAAGTCGTCCAAATGATGATGAAGCTCTTTGAAGAGAGGGTAGGCCTGAACGAGTTGATGTACGGAACATCAAAGAGGCAGCTGAGGAGTGCAGCTGAGGCGAATGTCAAGTCAGAGTCGATGCGAATCCGACCAGACGATATGGCGGAATGCGTGGAAGCTTGGTCGACGAAACAGGCTCGTAAGGAAGTGATCGCTAGTTACTGGCACTACCAGCAGTCGGACGTCCTTCCGATCTTGGGCGAAGAACGGGCCCAGTTATACGGACAGACCGTGATGCAGATGGATCTTAGTGAAATCATTTACGAGTTTGACATTCGTGTTGAAGCCGGGTCAATTCGCAAGCCAAATCGCGACAAGGACCTGACGAACATCAATACGGCGATTCAAGTCTGGGGCCCTGTAGTGCAACAGTATGCATCTCTGACGGGTGACTTTGAACCACTGAACTTCCTTGCAGCCCAATGGGAGAAGGTGAATGAAATGGAACCGCGCGGAATCCAGTTCCAGCCTCCGCCGCCACCGGAACCAGATGAGACAGCGATCCAAGAGGCGCAGATGGATCTTGAGATTAAGCAACAAGAACATCAGATGAAGATGCAGCAGGGACAGGAGGCCCACCAAGTCAAGCTGCAACAGCAGATGGAAGCCGCTGGCCTAAAAGGACAGATGGACGCCAGCAAGCACCAGCAAGGCCAAGGTCAGGACGAGGACAAGCACGCACAGAAGCTGACGCAAGAACAGGAAAAGCATTTCCAGGAGTTGACGCAGGATCAGCAGAAATTCCTGTTAGACATGCTGCAGTCTAAAGCAGAAGGTTCGATGGATCTCGCCCTTAAGCAGATGCTAGGTAAAGTGAAAGTGGCATCAGAGAATGCGGCACCAGCGCAGCAACCAGCGGCATCAGCCAACGGAAACGGAAAGGCCAAGCCGAAGCCGTCGCCACAACAGAAGAAGGCGATGGAGGACCGGGAGATTCGCAAGATGATCGACGAACTCTCTAAGCTGTATGACATGAATCGCGAAGAAGTGGAAGCATTTACGACGGAGATGTTAGGTGGCTAAGTCACCCAGGGTAGCGGCGGCGAAAATCGTAGCCCAACGCAAGGCGTTGATGGTCATGAAGAACCGGTACGCTGATGAAGTAAAGAAGATCGAGGAACAACTGAAGCGGCCACTAGATGTGTCGCTTCAGGTTCCAAAGGAGATTGTTCGTGTTGATGCCCCAAACGTTAACGTGGATGCACCTAAGGTCGAGGTTACTGTTCCAGAGAATGCGATTCAGGTGGTAGTTAAGGGCGAGGCCCCTACGGTGAATGCTCCGGTGCAGGTGACTATTCCCGAAAATGCGATTCAGGTACACGTACACGTGAAGGCTGATGCCCCAGTAATCCCTCCACTTACTCCCCCAGCGATAACATTTAGCCCCAGGATCCCAGAACCAACAGCGATTCCTCCCCGGAAGACCTTATATCGTATTGTGCGACATGAATTCACTGATCAGATCGAAGGAATTGAAGCTACGGACAGCTAGTGTTATTGGTACACTAGCGAAGGCTTTGAAAAGAGGAATTTACTATGGCCCCTATAGCTGACTCTGATGTTTCCATTAATGCTGCCGGTGATATTCGCTGGACGGGTGCGGCGACCACCAACACACATACCGTTTTAGAATTCATCCAGTGGTTGATGGACAAGCAGGATGATGCGGTTGCGGCTGGTGATGACTTACTTGATATCACGGTCGACACTCCTTTTGATCGGTCGACGGATCAAATCGTCACACTAAATAGCCCATTCAATATTGATGATACATTTGCGACGCACCTGTATGATGGCTCGGTGTCTCAAACGAACCAGGTGGTGGCAAATGGTGGCGAAGATCTTTACTCGGGGCTGGCGGTCATCGGTCCGGTTGAGACTGACACAGAGTACATGATCCTTCAGAACGGGGAAGTGCTTCCTGCCTTTTGGGGTACCGGGATCAACCCTGAAGCCGCACCTTCGTTGGTGTTTTCGCGACATCTGGTGAAATCGAAAGTCGCAGGGGCGCAAATCGATGGACAGCGGATCACGGTACTTGCGAGGGAGTTGGGTGATCAGTATCGGCGATTCCCAGTTACGCTTGGAACTGGGAACAGTGTTGCTGCTATTGGCAATGGTGCTGATATTTTCAACACCACGATTGACGCTACTTTGGCTGGTTATGATGGCACTATCATCAACACTGAAGGGTTTCAAGAATTAAACATTGATGGTACTGGCGCCGCCGGCCAAGAGTTCTACTCCCAGTGGGACCCTGACACGCAGTCGGTTAACGACACCTACGAGTTTACGAAGTTCATCTCGCAGCGGTCGCATGTTGCTGACACCACAGGTGGGACCCCTACGGGCACGGACTTTGTTATTGATGATGCCACAACCACAGGGCAGGCTCAGTCATTTATTCCTCTGGCCGTGACGGAAAAACTGACAGAAGCAAGGTTCAACATCAAAATTGGTGGTGGGAATCTCGCGGATCAAACAGGTACGCTGTACTGTCTCTTATACGATTCTGATGATGCAGCGGCGCAGCTTGCAGAACCTACGGGCGCGATATTGGCGCGTTCACAGCCTGTATTGGCGTCGCAAATCACGACCACCTACGAGGAAGTGATTTTCCGGTTTGACCGTTTCGATCCTTCAGACGGAACGGACCAGTCTGCAGGTTTGGATCTTACGAATGCAGAGTACTTCATCGCCCTTCATCATGATGAAGGCGATGCTACGAACTTCATGCACGTTCAGGGTGCAAATACTGACCAAGACTCTACGATGAACCAGGCTGCTTTCGCAGCTGCATCGTGGACGGCGGTAGCAACGAACGATCTTGGCTTGACAGTTAAGTCGAGTCCGTCCATTCATGGTATCCCCGGCGAACAGATGCAGGGTATCAATATCGAGGTAGGGTATGACGGTGAAGCTGGCACTGGACTTGCCGAAGATGACATTGCATTTTGGGGAACCAAGGTCTTTTACGATACTCTTGCTGGCGGACCATTCTTTGCAGGCGAACAAGTTACTTTCCGCGAGAACGGTACCTTGGTGTTTAAGGTAGGCGGAGAGGTGTTGTTTGATGACGGTGTTAGTCAATTGGTGGTGGCGCTTGATGCTCCTTCGGCGGCGGTTATCGATGATGATGACGTTATTGAGGGCATTACCTCCGGTGCCACGGCTGCGCACAACGTAGCCGGTGGCGCAATTGAAGACGAGAGTCTAGGCGGCGGTACGGGATTAGTGTTGGCGATAGACGACAACACCGGCACGGGTGAGGTTTACTTGCAGGTTTTGTCGGGAGTAAACCCGGTTGAAAACAATCGACTTCGGTCACCTGGCACGCCGCTGGCCGATTACGTAGATGCGACAGCGGTTCTCAATACTAGAACCGTTAACCCTGAGTTTGTAGGAACCTCAACGGGTTCCAATATCATTGGTTCGTATGGCATTGGATTTGATCCTCTTGAGGTGGGTAGCTCCGACCTCTTTACTGCTTTAGACAATACGACCAGTCAGCCGCCAAACAATGTGGTGTTTACTGTATCTGGTTTGGTCGCAGGAGAAGATCGAGTACTAGTAGGACCACGAACCGGTACGGCACTTGATCGAGGTCAATGGCTAGTGTCTACGGGTTTAACTGTGGTGAATGAAACGGCCTTAGTCGTCAAGACGGGCACTGATACGGTGCCGTTCCCAGATAACGAGGAGAACTGGCCTGACACGGGGACAGGCACTGACGTCAGTCGGCTGCGAATTGAACGTGATGACGGTATCTATCAACGGATTCCCTACGACAGTCATGACGGGACCGATACCTTTACGCTAGGTACTCCAATCACGACGGCGCAGCAGATTGATGTAGTAGCGTCAGCGGGAACGTTCACTAGGGCGGCTGGCGATTTCCTCGCTGAGGGATGGGAACAGGGGGCCAGGTTTACTGGTTCGCAGTTTACTAACGGTGGCAACAATGCTGACTTCACGGTAGACACAGTAACTGCAACCGTTATCACGGTTGTAGACAACACTGGCATGGTGGATGAGTCTGGCGGTAGTGATGAGATCTTGACTGGAATCGGTTGGGATTTTTCTGACGCTACTGATGGCACGGGGCCCAGTGGCTGGGATTCATCCCAAGCAGCCGTTAACCAGAACGCCTTCATGGCTTGGATCGACATATTAGCTACGGCCACTACAGCTACCTTTACCGGCGTTCACGTGACAGCAAATGACAGAGATTTGTTTGTTCGGGTGCGGGATGGTGGAACTGCTGGGGACGGCATCCCAACAAAAACGTTCCAGTCGACAGCGGCGCAGTTCTTGGGTACACCACAAACGATTGCGGCTACCAGAACAGATGATGCGTAGGGTGTTAAATGACGATTCTCGACTTGAGGGATCAAATTGGCGATGCCTCTACGGATTCAGCTGCATGGGTAGATGATGGTGGGGGTACAACGCCCACGACCTATACCCTGCTGACTCCGCCTGGCGTAACGACCGTCATCTCAGATAAGATTTCCAATGCCACGGACGGGATTCTTTATTTCGATGCCACGCCCACGGGTGGGGCGTATGCTGACACCGATACGATCTTCATTTGGTGGATCTCTTTATTTGGTAGCGTGAATACGGTAGCTGCTGGTGGAGTGCGGATGAAGTTTGCCGGCGCCTCGCTGACAGACTTTTTTGCCGTTACTATTGGTGGTAGTGACTCGGGTAAATCGGGCTGGCAATTAACGGCGGTCAATATCGGACAGGCCCGTCGTAATCCCGACTTCACAGGTGGCACACCTCCGTCTGCGGCCAACGTCCAGCATGTTGGAATCATTTGGGATATCACTGCCAATGTCGGCGGCAACAACGACAACGTAGCGGTGGGCGATATCTTTCGGCAAACATCGGATTCGCGATCATATCGCATCGACGGGGGTACCGATGGAACGCCTGTTACATGGCAGGATGTGGCTGACCAGGCATTAACGGATGGCACTGGTATCGTTCAAAAAGACACCAACGGTGTATTTCGTCTGTATGGTTCGTTTGCGTTCGGCACATCGACAGCATCCAGTTCGGTAGATATGACGTTCGAAGACTCGGGGGTAGTCTTGGCGTTTGAGGACTTCAGCTTTATTGATCCTGATTTCTTTCAGTTGGAGATGGATCTGGCAGCTAGTTACACGGGTGATGCCAGGATCACGGCGGGTAGCAAGACCGGAACGGGTGACGATGCCACGGGCGTGAATGGGTGGACGATCGTCACGGGTGGTCCGAGGTGGCGATTGGTTATGGAGGATACTGATCAAACGGATGTGCAGTTCTATGGTTGTTCGTTCACGGGTGCGGGGGATTGCCTGCTCGATGATCCAGCGGTGGAGATGATCTCAAATACGTGGACGAATTGTGGCACCATCGAAGTTACCGGTAATGCCACGGCGGCTAGTATGCCTAGATGGATTCGGAATTTCTTCTCATCGTGCCCTGGTCCGCGGGCCCAGATGATTTGGACCAACGAGACTAGTCCATCGACGGATGCATTTCAACACAACACGTTTTCCAACATGACGTGGTTTGGTCTTGAAATAGGACAAGGCATGACCGGCAACTTTACGTTTGAGTTGCGGGATAACATCTTCACTAGTAATGGCACAAACCGGGATATCTTAGCGTCAAATGACATTGGCGACTTAACCATTAACTCAGACGCGCCGACGACGCCAACTGGGACCAATGGAACCACGATCAACATTACGTTGGTAGGGGCAGTCGATTGCTTCATATACACCGTTGTTACGTATGAGAATGTAAGCGATACAGATGGGACGCAGGATCAATCAGCCCAGGGAGTACCTCTGGTTACTCAATCCACGGGAAGCTTGACAGCGGACGAAGACACCTTCGCTGTGGCTGGGGCAGTACCGTTCGGGGCGCTAACGTATACCGGGGCGTCTGATCAGTACACTGATGACGCTTTGATGGAAGACGTTGCGGGAGGTCTGGTAGCAAGGATTGGACTGGACGAGGTAACGCCGGGGGCTGGCACACGGACAGGATTCCCAGTTCACGATGGAACCGAAGAGGAGGGTGTACAGGCCATCGTTAACGTCACGGACCACACGGCGTCCACGCCTGTGGCGATGATAGATCCAGCGTTTCGTCCATGGGACGTGGTGTTTGCAAGCAGCACAGAGACCTTTGGGTATGGTGCTGCCCTGGCAGCGTCGCATAGTAACACGAAGTGCTTCATTATTGTCATAGCGCTGGATGATACGACGGCGGCAAACACAGCTATCTCTACACTTACCATTGACACGGGTGCTAGCACGCAGGCACTAACGTCTCGCATTAATCAGCAAGACGATAATACAGGTGCCTCGGGGAACAGCTTGGAATTGAGTATCTACGACCTGCACGAGGCGGTAGATACGACTGAACAAGGTGGCACACTGCTAATTCAATCGGGTGCTGTTACGGCATTGGTGAATGTAAAAGACAACGCTGCCGCTAATCTACAAAACGCCAGGGTCATTCTTATGGCATCTGACAACAGTGCGGATCTACCGTGGCAAGAGACGGTCACGATTAGTCGGGCAGGGGCTGTGGCTACGGTAACGCATGCATCGCATGGGTTGTTAAGCGGAGACAAGGTATCGTTAAGCGGGATAACCGACAAAACAGAAGACAACCAAGGGGCCCACACGGTTACTATCTTGACTGCCGGGAGTTACACCTATCCAACATCTGACAGCGGATCAACTAGCTACACAGGTACGATTTTGGCGACGGGTGTGGTGTTCGATGGGTTGACCGATGCTAGCGGGAACATTTCTCGGTCGCGCACCTATGGTTCCAATCAGCCTGTCGAAGGTCGCGTTCGGAAGTCATCAGCGTCTCCTCGATTCAAGACGTTTGATTTATCCGGCACGATCGACAGTTCGATTGGGTTAACGATTAACGTAAGGATGATTCTGGATGAATAACACAGTAGAAGACTATGTTGAACATGGTTTTCATAAACTGGATGACCAGTACCTGGAACACCATCCACCTAAGATAAGGTGGAGTGTGGGGTGGCGGGATCGGTCTCTGGAGTCGAAGGTTCAGTATCTGGAGAAGCTGGCTGCTACGATGAATCATGCGGCCAAACTGCTGCAGTCAGAGAGGGATGAGCTAGGAGACTTATGTGCCAAAAAGGAAGAACAGTTGGTCGTGATGGCAAAGCAGATGAGTGACAACAACGCTATGTTGCAACAGGAAGTGTGCAGCATGAACGAACGACGGCAGGCTTACCACGAGAACATCAAGGCCCTAAACGTAGAGATCCGAAAACTGCGCAATGGCGATCACAGTTGATTACACTACAAGCCCTCGGTACACCATTCAGGTGCCGCAAGCTGACCTAACGCTGGTCAGTGGGTCATTGTATGAACTTGATACAGATGCATTTCGCCTGTCGCTGAAGTCGTTGGAGGCAGCAGCCCAAGGTATTGTGTTCGAAGATACCCATCGACATAACACACAAGTTACGGTTGCCGGGATCACTTATGCCCGCGTAGTTGAAATCCTCAATGCGTCGAACTCTAGTCAAACGGACATCTATCAGGTGCTGTTTACCCCAGACACTACTTACAGTGTTCGGTTGGCGGGCTCAAACAACAATATCTTCGATCTACAGAATGTCATTTTGGCCAACACGGTTACGCAGGTGATTCCCACGAACTCGGCTGGGTTAATATCGGCATCGACACTGGCGAGTGATACTGTGGCGGCTCTCAAGGCTGAGGTGTTTGACGGGGAAACATTTGAAGTGATTCTCAATCGTCTCAAGTCAGCTGGCTATGGCAAGTTTGTCGAGACGGCTGAGGGGGTGGTCGACTTCTACGATGACGCCGGTTCGGCTGTATTGTTTACATTGACGAGAGTTGAGGCTGGAGGGCTTACGACCAGGACGAGGGCATGAGTGCAGCCATCAATGCCGTAGCATTTGGAGGATGGGATGTTAGCGTATCGTCGGCTGCACACCACGGTTGGTTGGCATCGGAGGTGTTGGCTCCCGTAGTGCCGACGCCATCTACGGGAGATGCTTTTCATATAGAGGATGAGTGGGAAAGGCGAAGGGTTCGGGAAGAAGAGGAAATCATTTCATTAATCGTTGCTTTACATGAGGCAAGGTCATGAGTCCGAAAATGCCCAGAATGGAGACCAGCGTCCTTGAGTTGATTGTTTTAATGGTTGCGTGCTTGGCCCCCATCTTCTTTATGGCCAACGAACTCTCTGGAGATGAGTTTGCGAAAGCGTCTACCGGGGCGGCGATTGCCAGCATGACGGCAGGAATCTTGGCCGGCTATAAATTATGGAAATCGAAATGAAGCAAACTATGGTGCGTGAACTAGTTCACGGATACAGGGAAATCTTTCTGCCAAGCGACAACACCCTAGACCGGTTGGTCAT